TACAAAGGTAAAGGCGTAACAGATGGCGGCATACAACTGCTTGAGTCTACGGTAAACAAGGAAAACCTTGCCACATCTGTTTGTTATGTTCTGAAAGTTGGACCTTTGGCCTACCTTGATCACGATAAGTTTGGCGGCGAAGCATGGTGCAAAGAGGGCGATTGGGTTCTCATTGGCCGTTATGCTGGCGCTAGATTCTCTCTGGAGGATGATCACGAAGTCAGGATCATCAACGATGATGAGGTTATCGGAACAATTCTTAATCCAGACGATATTAAATCAGCATAGGTGAGATCACATGGCCGAAGAAACACTAAGTGAAGCTTTATCTAAGCTTGACGATGACAACATAAACAGCGCGGCTTTGCCTGAAGGCAAGCGCGTTGAAGAAGAGGTTCAGGAAGAATCTACGTTTATCGATTTTTCTGACGAAGAAATCGATGAAATATCTCCTGTCACAGAGGATTCTGTTCAAGAAGAGTTCGATACACCTGACTTTCAACAAGGTGAAGAAGAACTATCTGAGGCAGAAGTCAGAGCACGAACTGCTCAGAACCGCATCAATCAAGCAGTAAAGCAAGCAAAAGACTATCAGCGCAGAGAGTTACAGGCGCTTCAGTATGCAAAAGAACTGCAAGCCAAGAACGAAGAACTAGCTTCGCAACTACAACAAACGCAAACGTCTACTGCAGAGCAAAGTCTCAAGATGCAGGAAACGTACAGTGATGAGTTTGCTACTCGCGTAGAAACTCAAGCTGAAGCTGCAAAGAGGCATCTGAAGACAGCGTATGAGTCTGGCGACCCAGAAGCTATGGCAGAAGCTCAGCAACTTCTTGCAAAGGCAGAAGCTGATCGTAATGCACTGGCTCAGTATCAGCGCGACCTTGAGCAGTACAAGATTGATTACGCTGCTTGGCTTGAACAACAAGAGTCTGACCAAGATGTTGATGAAAGCTTTAGCGAACTTCAAAGAGACCAAAGACTAGCTCATCCATCTTATGGTGGTGGACAGAGAGAAGCCGAATATCAAGAACCATCTCCAAAAGCTCAAGAGTGGGCTAACAACAACGAATGGTTTGGCAGAGATTCGATTATGACTAATGTGGCCTTTGCCATACATAACGATCTGATACAGAGCGGTATTGACTTAGAATCTGATGAATACTACGCTCAAATTGATGCTCGTATGAGGCAAGAACTGCCGCATAAATTTAGTGAGCAAACTAACGCGAGAGACAACCAACAAAACGTCCAAACCGTTGTCTCTGGATCGCGCACGACTGGAAGTGGACGCAATCAAAACTCTCGTAGATCAGTTGAACTAACGCCAACGGAGCAGCAACTAGCTAGGAAACTTGGAGTGCCGTTCAAAGAATACGCAAAACAGAAGATGAGGTTACAGAGCTCATGAGCGAAGAAACGACAACACCTGGTTCTAACAGAACGCCAAGGGGCGCTTCTTCACGGTCTACCAAGGCTGCAAGAAAACCATGGACTCCACCTCAAGTATTGGAAACTCCAGAGCCTCCTGAAGGTATGCACTATCGTTGGATTAGAACGCATGTGCGAGGCGAGTCAGACAAAACGAATGTACACATGAGGCTGCGTGAGGGCTACGAACCTGTACACCCAAGCGAAGTTTCAGGCTATGACCTGCCGGTTATCGATGAAGGTAATCATGCAGGCACAGTCGGTGTCCGCGGATTGATGCTCGCTAAGATACCTACGGAGACAGTGGAAGAGCGAAATGCTTACTTCGCCAAACAGACCGATCAACAAATGAATGCTGTGGATAACGATCTGATGCGCGAAGAACACCCTGCGATGCCAATCTCGAAAGAGAGAAAGACGCAGGTATCTTTTGGGCGAGGCAACAAATCAACGTAGCCTCATTTTGATTGTGTTTAACTAGGAGATTCAAAAATGGCTAATCAAGATGCCGCTTTTGGAATGCGTCCAGTTCGTATGATAGGGGGTGGCCCCTACACGGGCGGACAAAGCCGATATCGAATCGCCGCTAACTATGGAACCGCTATCTTCCAAGGAGATATGGTTGCCCAGGTTACTGGTGGTACGGTAGAGGTTCACGCTGACGGAGGCACTGTGCCTATCGTTGGTGTGTTCAACGGTTGCTCTTTTACTGACCCAACAACGGGTGAGCAGAAGTTCAGCAACTTCTACCCTGCAAGCACTAATGCTTCGGACATCATCGCTTTTGTTATCGATGATCCGAATGTTGTGTATGAAATCCAGGCTGACGATACGTTCCCAGTTGCTGACTTGTTCGGTAACTTCGATATCGTGTACACCAGTTCTGGCAGCACCGTTACAGGTATCTCTGGCGCTGAGCTAGACGTAACTACGGGTGCAACCACAGCTGGCTTGCCAATTAAGGCGATTGATATTTCTGCTGATCCAGAAAACTCAGATGTCGCCACGGCGAATACCAACGTTCTCGTTGTGATTCAGAACTCAATCTACGGCCAGAAAGGCGCCGGCTTAGCATAGGAGGCTAACTAATGGCTATTTCAAGAGCACAATTAGCCAAAGAGCTAGAGCCTGGCCTCAACGCTTTATTTGGCATGGAGTACGCTCGTTATGAAAACGAGCACGCCGAGATCTTTGAAACTGAAGCTTCAGACCGAGCGTTTGAAGAAGAGGTGCTGATCGTAGGCTTTGGTAACGCTCGTGATAAATCTGAAGGGCAAGGCGTTGCATACGACCAAGCTTCTGAAGGCTTTACTGCGCGTTACACGCACGAGACGGTTGCTTTGGCGTTCGCGCTAACCGAGGAAAGTGTAGAAGATAATTTGTATGACCGCCTTGGTGCGCGTTATACGAAGGCTCTTGCACGAAGCATGGCACACACTAAGCAGGTGAAAGCTGCAAACGTATTGAACAATGCGTTCTCTAGCTCTTTCACTGGTGGTGATGGCAAGTCACTTGTGGCTACCGATCACCCACTGGCTGGTGGTGGCACCTTCTCAAATCGTCCTTCTTCGTTCTCAGATCTGAACGAAACGTCGCTGGAAAATGCGCTGATCAGCATTTCTACTTTTGTGGATGATCGAAACATGATCTTGGCTCTGCAAGGAACCAAGCTGATTGTTCCGCCTCAACTGCAATTCGTAGCTGATCGTCTGCTAGAAACACCAGGGCGCGTCGAGACTGCGGACAACGACATCAACGCAATCAGGAACATGGGTCTGCTGCCTCAAGGCTATGCGGTCAACCACTTCTTGACTGACACCGATGCGTTCTTCGTATTGACTGACGTTCCAGATGGCTTCAAGCACTTTGAGCGCAGCCCGATTGCGACTTCTATGGAAGGTGATTTCAACACTGGTAACGTGCGCTACAAAGCCCGCGAGCGATATAGCTTCGGCTTTAGTAATCCACGCGCAGTGTTCGCATCACAAGGCGCATAACTGTTCCACATGGAACAGCAAGAAAGGGGCACTTGTTGCCCCTTTTCTTTTTGTGCTGTATAAACAATCTATCCCTGACAGGCGCATACCGTGCCTGACACTAGCCACGACAGGAGATAACAATGGCTAATACGACTTTTTCGGGTCCAGTCCGATCAGAGAATGGATTTAAGTCCATCAGCAAAGACGCAACTAGCGGTGCGATTACCGAGATCACAACTTACGGTGGCGCTCCAGTTAGCCTCTCAGACGGCAACGTAACCCTAACTAACGCAACTCACAGTGGAAGGATTCTTCTTGTTCCAGACGGTGGCCAAGATAATACTTATACGCTTCCTGCTCCTGTTGCTGGATCTATTTTCAAGTTTGTATACGCTGGTGGCGCTGCTGATGCTACGGACGCGCTTATTGTTACTCCCGGCAACACTAATTTTTATATTGGTGGTGTTACTTTCTTAGATACGGACGGTAACGAGGTTAGCTCAGTATTCTCTGATGGAAACTCCAACAGCAGCATACAGCTGAACGTTCCTGCTGGGTTTGAAATAACCATTATCGGCATAGATACAACCAATTATCAGATCTTTGGAAATGTAACGAGCACTACTGCTCCTCAGTTTGCTGACCAGTAAGAGGAGAGCGAGATGGCTGATACAGTCACATCACAAACAATTCAGGATGACAATCGTAAAGCTGTTCTAAAGTTTACGAACATCAGTGATGGCACTGGCGAAAGCGCAGTAACCAAGATTGATGTCAGTGCTCTTCAGGCAAACAGCAAAGGTGACTCCTGCACAGAGGTGGCGATATCAAAGATCTGGTGGCAGTGTGTTGGCATGGGCGTTCAGCTTTTGAATGACGCAACCACAGACACTTTGATCATTGCCTTGTCTCCAGACTCAAACGGTATGCACGATTACACGCCGTTCTCTGGAATACCTAACAACGCAGGATCAGGTAAAACTGGAGACATTCAGTTCACCACGATTGGTGCGAGCAGTGGCGATACATACACCGTAATCCTTGAGGTTATAAAGAGTTATTAATGGCCACTTCTGGAAGCAGAGACTTTGAGCCAGATGTTGCGGAATATATCGAGGAAGCATTTGAAAGATGTGGCCTTGAGTTCCGCACTGGCTACGATGGCGTAACTGCAAGAAGATCTTTGAATCTCTTGTTTGCTGACTGGGCAAACAGAGGCTTGAATCAATGGACTGTCACCAATAGCACAACTACGCTTACCACTGGTGATCAGTTTATCGATTTGTCTGCAAGCACGATTGATGTCTTGGACGTTGTCATCAGAAGAACTGAGGGATCTACAACCACAGACATAACCATGGAGCAGATAGGTAGGTCTGAGTATTACAACATTCCTACTAAATCTACTCAGGCAAGACCAACTCAGTTCTTTCTTGATAAGCAACTGACACCTCGTCTTTACATTTGGCCAGCATCAGAGAACTCGACAGATCAGTTAATCATCAACAGATTAGTTCGCATCGAAGATGCAGATGCTAGTGTAAACACCGTTGATGTGCCGTTTCGATTCTTCCCTTGTCTAGCAGCAGGGCTGGCATACTACATAGCTCTGAAGAGGGCACCTGATAGGGTTCAAATGCTCAAAGGGTTGTATGAAGAGGAGTTTGCTAGAGCAGCTGACCAAGACCAAAGCAGAGCATCTCTGACAATATCTCCAGGTCTTAGATCTAGGTTGGCATAATGTCTTTTGCTTCTGGCAAGTACGCGATTGCCATATGCGATAGGTGTGGCTTTCAATACAAATACCTAACACTCAAGAAAGAGTGGACAGGCTTTCGTGTTTGCCCTGAATGCTACGAGCCTAAACACCCGCAGCTAGAACCCATTCACAATGTTTCTGATCCAGAAGCTTTGCGCTTTCCTAGACCCAATCTTTCTCCTGATGTGGTTGCTGGGGCAGGTGTTGTAAGAACGATTGATGACAACAAAGTCATGTCTACTACGGGTGATCCGATAGGTTCTGAGTTTAGTATAGATGGCGCAACAGGTTCTGTTGGAACAGTAACGGTGGTGACAACATGAGTTTTACATTAGCAACACTGAAATCTACGGTTCAAGATTATTGCGAAACCTCAGAGACTACTTTTGTAGCTGAGCTTGATACTTTCATTCAAGAGGCTGAAGAGCGCATATTGAAGAATGTAGAGCTACCTGTGTTTAGAAAGAATGTCACAGGCAACGCAACAACAGGTTTTCAATACCTTGCAACACCATCAGACTTCTTGGCTACATATAGCCTAGCTTTGATCGTGAACAGCGTTTACACCTATCCGCTTTTTAAGCATGTCACGTTTATAAGAGACTACACGCCTAACGCATCAACAACCGGCGAAACGAAGTATTACGCCTTGTTTGATGACAACACGTTCATCCTGGCGCCCACTCCTGCATCTGATTACTCGTTTGAGCTTCACTACAAGTATCGGCCAGCGTCACTGACATCTACTTCTGGGACAGACAAAACCTGGCTATCAGACAATGCTCCTGATGCACTCTTGTATGGCACTCTTGTCGAGGCAGCTACCTTTTTGAAGATACCTGAAGAGGCTGCTCAGTATGAACAAAGATTTGTTCTTGCTATGACTGCGCTCAAGCGCCTTGGCGAAGGCTACGGGGCAAAAGACGAATACAGATATGACATTGCTAGGAGTTAAGATTGTCTTTGTTTGAAGCATCTACTCTTGAGGTAGGCAGCGTTTTAGTATCAACAACTCAAGACAAAGGACACGATCCAGAGTTTTGGGCAAAGGCTGCAGCAGACAGGATTGTTAGCGTTGGCGGAAACTGCCATCCTTTGATTGCTCAACAAGCAGAAGCTTTCAAGCAGTCTGTGGAGAAAACTGTAGAATTCTACATCAAAGAGGCTATCAAAAGCGACAGAACGACTTTGATAGCAGAACTAGAAAGACAGGGCCATGCTGACATGGCAAACATAATCAGGAGTTTGTAATGGCTATAACGACAGCAATGTGCACAACGTTCAAGAAAGAGCTTTTGGAGGCCGTGCATAACTTCAAAAACTCAGGGGGCAACACGTTCAATCTTGCGTTGTACACAAGCTCCGCCTCGTTAGGAGCAAGCACAACAGCATATACGACCTCTAATGAAGTGTCTGGCACTGGCTACACAGCCAAAGGTGCATCACTGACTCGTGTTGATCCCAGTAACGATGGAACAACCGCAATCACAGACTTTTCTGATTTAACGTTTTCATCTAGCAGCATAACTGCACGAGGGGCGTTGATATTCAATGACAGCGCATCTGGTGATCCAGCTGTTTGTGCACTA